TGGTACATTAACACTAGTACAGAAATATTCTACTTTTGGTAGTTTAAGAATATTGAATTTAAACTGTGTAGGTGAGGCATAGTCTTGTGCCGTTGGTTGCCTACTATATGTATTTGTATTTGTCATATACCTATTTATATACTATTTAGGAAGTGTTCCTGACTCACCTAGTTTTTCTAAAGCATCCACTATTGTACTCATACGTACATCATCTTTTTTACAAGGGATTTCTTCAGTTGAAATTTGTAGTTCTTTACACATAGGTAAATCTATTGGTTTTACTTCTTCTTCACAAGCATTAACTGCTGTAAAAATTCACAAGCATTAACTGCTGTAAAAACTAATAACATTATTAGAGTAATGATGAATATGTAAAGATATTGTGTTAGTATTTTCTTCATAAATTTAATGTTAATCTCGCTTCTTCACTCATCATTTCTTTAGTAAATGGTGGCGTATGTGTTAATTTAACTGTTACTATTTCAACACCCTTTACTCGCTCTACAGCTTCTTTAATATTTTTAGTTATTTCGTCTGCCATAGGACAAAATATAGATGTTAAGGTATGAGTAATAGTAACATCTTTATCTTTAATATCAATATCATATACTAATCCTAAATCCATAATATTAATTGAGGGCATTTCTGGATCGTAAACAGTTTTTAATTCTTCAATTATTTGTTCTCTCATATGTATATTTAGTGCATAAAAAAAGGGCGACCCGAAAGCCGCCCTCTTTTAATAGATTGTTCAAAATGAACAAACTTAACTATTACATTAAGTTTGCGATTTTAACACGTCTGTAGTATCTGTTAGCGTTGGCATTACCAGCACCATTGATTACAGCAGCGTCACCAGATCCAGCTTCAGCAAAAGGATTTGCTTGAAGTCCGTAACGAGTCTTGAACCCGATTTTCGGTTGGAAAGTGTCTTGTCCAACTGCACGAACCATTTGTAATGGAACATACGGACAATAGAACATACCAGCGTCATAAGGTGAAGTACCTTTGTAACCTACAACAAAGTATTGAGCGGCAGCGTTATTAGCACTGTATGGATCAATGTACACTTTGTATTTACCATTTAATACACCAGCAAAAGTATTACCAGTATCGTCAACAGTTAGGTTGTTGTTTAACGCAGGTGCGTAATCTAATACACCAGCCATTTGAAGTGCAGAAGCTACATCTGATGAACAGATAATTATATTTCCTCTACCTCTTCTCGTTCTTTGAGCGATAACGTTTGCTTCTCTCTCAACTTGGAACATTAGTCCTTTGAATCTCTCAACTGACCATCTACCGTTTGAGTCAGTATCTAAATCAAAGACACCAGCAGTAGTAGTGTTAGTACCAGCGCCTACTTCAGCGTTGATGTAAACAGTTCTTACAACTTCTCTGTTGATTTCCGCAAGGATCTCAGCAGATAGAATGTTTGCAAGTTCAGTTTCAGCGTCTAAACCATGGATTGCTTTTAAGTCTTGAGCAAGTTCCATAGTGTATTCAGCTTTAAGAGCTCTTGATTTAGCAGTAACAGTCGATTTCTCGATTGAAAATGCCATTTGAGCAAACTGATTACCAGCACCATCTCCAAGTGCTTCAGCAGTAGCCGTAGCCATTCCACCAAACTTATTGTACGCACCAACAGGTGAGTCGTTTAAGACTGAAGGATTTGTACCAGCTTGAGCAGCATCCGGAGTTTGACCTACAGTTGAATCACCAGCGGCATTTCTGCTTGAAAATTCAGTGTCTGCTTCGTCAAACATTGCTTCTGTTCCTGATTGTGTAGCATATCTGCTTCTCATAGCAAATATAAGACCAACTGGACCAGTCATTGGTTGAACACCAGCAATATCGTAAGCGATAAGGTTTGGCATTGCTCTTCTTACTAGTGAAATTAGGATTGGATCCCAATTTGATACACCAGCAGTGTTAGAAACAGGAGCAGCTTCGTTTAAGAAAGCGTGATCCTCTTTTGAAGCTCTTTCTTGGTTTTCCAAGATAGTAGCAGTTACAGCTCTTTTATAAGAATCCGTGATTTTTGGTAAATCAGCGTGTTCTAAAACGGGCTGCCATTTTTTTTCGTAAGTTTCAGATAAATACATTATCGTTCTCTCCCTTTTTATTATTTGTTAGACAATTTAATGTCTTTGGTTTTACTTATAGCAGCGGTGTAAGCAGCCATAGCATTTGATAAATCTTCAGGTTGTGAAGAATCACCAGCAACTACTTCGTCTATCTCGTTACCACTTGTCTTAACTTTTGTTCCAAAGTAACTTTCTTTAATAGTAGATACTTTAGTTGTAAAGTCTTTTTCATTTGAATACTCAACTTCTTCAGCCAGTTTGTTGAATTTCTCCTTAGCAGTGTCAGCTAAATCACTAGACATTTCATCAATGATGTCTTGTCTTTTCATCTCGCCGTTCACTTTGTTTAAGTCAACATTCTTTTCAACTTGTTCGTTAAGTTTCTTTTCAAGCTCTTCGATTTTGCTTGCTTGATCTTCTAGTACATTGTATTTCTCATCTGGAACATCAATGTAATGATCTTCAAACAATTTCTTTAAACCTGAAATAAAGTCTTCAGCTATCTCGCCTTTGATACCTCTTTCGATTGCGATAGAGTTCTCTTTCATCCATTCTTCAACTACGTAGTTCAAGTATGTATCAACTTTTTCGGTAAGTTTTGCTTTATTAACTTCAGCATCTTCTTTTAGTTTTTCTTCATAGCTAGCATTCATTTTTTTCTTCATTTCTGAAACTTTTGCTTTCAGAGCAGTTTCGAAAATAATAGATGCTTTTGCTTTAAAGTCTTCAGATAAATCTTCATCTTTAGTTAAAGCTTCAACGTCAGCAGATACGTCAATAGTGTCTTCATCAGACTCTTCTTTCATATCTTTTTTCTTTCCGTCTTCGTGTGACATCTCTTTTTTATCTTGCGATTTTTTAAGAGCGTCAAGAGCTGCTTTTGGCATCTCTCCTTCTTTTACTTCTTTATCTTTAGACTCTTCCTCTTTAAGCTTAGGCATAGCGTCAGCATTACCTTGAGCTTTCTGAGCAGGGTCACCAGAAATTTGTTTTATTTTTTTTGTTGCGTTAGGATTGCTGTCCGTCGGTTTTACAACCGCTGAACCTAAATCTTCTGCACTATTAGATAGTGATGAAGTTTCAGCTGCTACAGCATTCTTTTTTGGAGCATCAGCTTGTGGATTAGCAGCGTGAGCTTCTAATACGGCTTCCTGTTCCATCGCCTCAAAAGTTTTTATATCGGCCATTGAAAATCTCCTCTTTGTATTATGTTATAAACGTTTATAAATTTTCTTTGTAGTATATATTTATAAAATTATAGTTTTGTAAGAAACGATTGAAAGACTTTTAATTTAGCTTCTTCCAATGATCGCTGTTTAGCGGAACGGACTTGATTTTTCCAAGATTCTATGTCTTTTTCCTTGAGAACACCATTGTCCCAGCACCAACTTTTACTCTCCATAATACCTTCAACAAAGGCGTCTGGAGCAGATGGATCTGCCACAATATCAGCGGCCGTAGCTAAGTAAAAGTCGTCTTTTACATAGTTTACACCGTTTCTTTGTATTAAAGAACCCATACCACGACTTGAAACACCCAATTGAGCGCCCTCATCTATAAGACCTTTTACAATCTTACCGTATGGAGTATCTATAATCTTTGCTTCACCTATAAAATCTTTACCATCTTGTTTTAAAGATTTAACCATATGGCATACTCTCTCTAAATTAACTGTTGGTCCGTCAGGATGTCCTAACTCACCAAAGGCTCTGTTTTTATTGATAAATTCTTTTGTATATCTGTTCACTTCTCTAACCAATATTTCAGTTGGATAGACTCTTCCATTTCTATTTTTGATTTCAGATTGTAAGAATACACCTCTTATTTTGTATTCTTTTTTACCGTTCTTTTCTTCTACAAGATATTCGGCGTTTTCTATTGCTTCGGAAATTAGTTTCATAGTTTCTCTCTGTGTATATTTATAACTTTTACTACCTAAACTCTACAATAATTGTGTAATTATCGCCATTAGCAAAGTTCTTTGTTGATAATAGAACATCGCCTGTTGGTGTTGTAGAATTGTTTGGAATTTCATCTCCAGCAGGTCTAAAGTCAAAATGACCTTGGCCAGATAAGAATAATGCTGTAGAGTTAGTAACTCCCGCCCATATTAATTCTACACCAGACTTACCATTAGATGTGTTAATTGAAAACCATATCTTACTAATCTTTCTATTACCATCTTCGGTCATAAAAGTAAGTTCAGAAGCGTCAACCTTTTTAACTAAAGTTTCGCCAGTACCATCTGAAAAGTTTGTTATTTTTGTAACATACTTAACACCAGAGGTATCAGAAATTGTTTGTGTTGTTACTATATCAGCCATTTGTATAACCCGATTCCTTTTGTGCTTCTATAACTACATTATATTTTGTAACGTTAGAGTCGCTTGTTAGTAAAATATCACCTATTGCATCTTTAATTCTTTCTTCACTTGGTTTAAGGCCGTAATTGCCTCTACCATTAATAATAATATTTTTTGATGTATCATTTTTAAAAAATACAGTTACATCTCCTGTGCCAACAACTTCATATTGTATGTTAGCAATTGAAACTTTTGGTTCACTTGAAGCGTTGTTTGAATTTACAACATCTACAAGTGTTTGTTCAGTTTCACTACCTACACCATTAGCGTTAACAATAATCTTATCATTATTATCTACTAATTTGGTTGTAGTTATTGTCATAATTTAAATTAACCGCTAACAGATACTGCATGAGCATGACTAGTAGCTGATGTAATTTCGTCTGTTGGGTCTTTACTGATAATAATTTCATCACCAGCCGCATGTAAATAAAATTCACCTATTTTAGTGTCGTCTGCAAGGTTAACTGTACCTGTTACAGTACCGCCTGTTGCAACTACTCTAACTGTTGTTGCTAAACCAATATTGTTTGCACTAGGGTCATTTACTACATCTCCTAATATTTTAAATTTAGTTGCCATTTTACTTTTCTCCTAATTGTTCTACTATTTCTTTATCAAAATATTCATTAAATTCTTTTAAATTGATATTATGAAAATCTGCTATTTTATTAACAGCGTCTTCAAATCTTTTAATAACAGTGTTTTGTTCTTTCTCAATTAATTTAAAAACATCACCCACAGCTTCTTTCATTTTAGGACTTAAATCTTTATATGATTTAGAGTCCATATCTAAATTACTGTTAACAATTTTACTCACCTGCATTTTCATTGCCTTGTGATAAATCTATTTGTGCCTCACCATCACCTCCATAGACCGTAGATGCAATTGAACCGTCAGGATTAAAAGTTCCTGGATCGGCGATTACTGGTTTAGGGTCACTATGAGATTGAGCTTCTCCATTAAACATATTAGCCGCTATATCTTTTCTAGCATTATCTAAAGAAGATGCGACCTTATCTCGTAAAGCATCCTTAAAAGCTTCGCCAGCGTCAACACTATTACCTTGTGATAACTTGTTAATAAAATCTTTTG